CCGCCGCTCCCCGCAAATATTCACCTCCGGAGACCTCGAATCATGGAAAGACTCATTCCTTTGGACGGCGCGGCAAATTCGAGCATCAATGGAAACAAACTACTGGCCATGTCAATTAGACTCGTGTTATCATTATGGTGCTTGTTCGTATACTCAACTTTGTGAACAGAATGCACCAATAGAAGATACCAACACACAGAACTATAAAGTAGTTAAACACTGGAATGTCCTCATAGACGGAAAGGAGATTCCTGAATGAAAACACTCTACCGCGTCATAAAATACTCCGGATCAAACTCCTGGATCAAGGCCACTATAGCAAAGTCCCTTGCCCCAGGAGAGAACAAAATTGGCCCAGAAAGCTCAATAACCATCTACGAAACAACTGAGGAAGAAGTTAACCAAATAATTACTCAAAAGGAGACTCAACACCATGAAGATTAAAATCACACTCGCAGTAGAATTTGACATCAACAAAGACAACTATGACGAAGACACCACTGACCAAGAAGCTCTGGACATCGAGATCGCCAACGCTTCCGACGAGCCGGCAGAGTACCTGTCCAATTTCACAACTGAAGACATCACTATTTCCGGAGAACTCATTCCATGAAGCAATTCGCTGTTGCCTACATGAATTTCTTCAGTAGCAGTCTTTCCATCACATTCCAGCAGGGCGAAACCTGGAAAGACGCCCTCAGCGCAGTAATCTCTTTCGACGCTAACGATCTCAGCGATGACATCGAAATAGCAAAAGAGGACGCTTTCAACCAAGACTGGTTATTTGATGTAAAAGAACTACCAACAACAACAAAGGAAACAACCAAAAATGCCTAACGCAAAGGACATTTTACCACAAATACCATCGAGAGTACTTTCCTTAGGCGACTATGGAACGGGCAAATCAGTATTTGCTTCAACCTTCCCAACCCCTGGTTTCGTATTCGACCTCGACGACGGCATTCAGATCTACCGAGGAAAAGACTGGGATTACGAAACCTACACTCCGTCAGCAAAACACTGGATTCAATTCGAGAAAGACGTAAACAGAGTAGTAAAAGAAACAAATGATGGAAAGTACAAAACAGTAGTAGTCGACTCCACCACAGTCCTCGCAGCAATCGCGATGGAAAGAGCTCTCCAAATTGATCCTAAGAGGTCGAATACCGAGGGCCCTTTGTGGAATATTCACTACAGCATGGTTAAAAACCTCATGGAAGGACAGCTCAGAAAAATTCTCGCCCTTTCATCCAAAGCAAACGTAGTCGTAATCGGCCACCTCCACATCGTAGTAGACAACGACTCTGGAGCAGTAGTCGCTATCGAGCCCCTCCTTCCAGGAAGCTTATCAGAAAACTTCCCAGGAAACTTCTCAGAAGTCTACTGCCACTTTTCACAAAAACGCGAGGGAAAAACTGACTACTACATCAGAACAGCTCCAAAGGGACTTTACCGCGCACGTAGTAGAGTATCCGGAATTGAAGGCCTTCTACCAGAGACCGTTCCAAACAACTACCCAAAAATCCTTGAAATCCTCAAGGAAAGAATAGAAAAAAGAAAGGAAAAGACAGCCAAGTAAAGTCAAACTTTGACACAACTTACCAGGAGCCAAAGCTATGACAAAGATAAATCTACTACCTCTAACACTTTACCTCATCATGATGCTCACTCCTTTTAATTCCATTGAGCCTGATGGGGTACTTGTGAAGTTAGATATAATAGACAGTTGTCCGTCAGAAACATTTCTTCAATTCAAAGAAAGGAGCAAAATCGAACAACTAAAAACTAACAGCCGAAAGGTAATGATGCGAGCCATTGCAAAAAGAAAAAAGACAACAAAGAAAAGTCAATTTTTGACATTACTTGAAACAAACAAAGCAATAAAATAAAGGAAAACTACAATGAGTGAAGATGATTTCTACGAAGGAAATGAGGATGTTGCAGTAGGAGTGGCTGGAATTGGGGACTTTGATATTGACTCGGAATACAAGCCGGAACCGCTTATTCCGAACGGGAAGTATCGTGCGACAGTGAAGTCGGTGAAGGCTGATCCTAAAGCTTGCTGTATTGTTTGGGGAGTTGTGCTTGATGGGAACGACGGCATTTATGCGAGTGATGGGAATACTCCGATTGACGGAATGGAGTTGTGGGATCGTAATTGGCTCCCGAGACCGGGCGACGAGGACAAGTTCTCGAAGAACGGGAAGACTACGAAGCGGCAGAGCAAGATTAACATGCTGAAGAAGTTTGCGGATAAGATGAAGATCAGTATGTCTACTCCGCAGGTGATCTCAACGGCCATTTCAGAGGGTGAGTGGATAGGCCTGGAGGTTGTCATTGACGTAGATGTTGATGAGTATAAAGGAGAAGTTAGGAATGTTATTAATAACATGGTAGCGGCTCCTCCTTCTGCGGAATAAGTCCAGGCCGGGAAAAAGATTGCGGGTTGAAGAATTGTCTTTAATTCGTGATTGCTCAGGGGGTAGTCGATCTGCCTCCTGAGCGTTTTAAAAGAGGAGAAAATTGGAGAATGAGAATGAGAATAAGAAGGAAGGGAAAAATGAATAATAGAACTCAGTTTAATCCAAATAAAAGTGTAGGAGTTCAGTCAAGAATGAAAGAAATTCCGCCGGGGACTCCGATTCAGGTAGACTTGACGAATGCGAGAAGACTAAGCTGTGAGTGTGGGAATGAAACTTTTGGCCCGGCCGTTCAAGTGTATTTAGTTTCAGCGTTAATTTCTCCCACTGGTCAGGAATTACTTGTAAACCAGCAGGTGGTAGTATGCACAAAATGTCAAAAGATCTTCGACGGGAGCGCAGTAAAATAAACAAGCACAACTAACAAATAACAACTAACAACTAACGAAAGGAAGTATTATTTATGCGAGAAGCTTACTCCGAGGCAAACGAAGAAGCGGCGATTAAGTACCAACTGAGCCAACTGGCCTATGAGGTCTTTGTAAAGTATTTAGAGGGAGTTGGCCTTGATCCTAAGTATAATTTCAAAGATCTTTCGGATAATATGAAAGATGCTTGGGGAGAGGCTGTTTTTGCCGCTATTGAGGCTGCTAAATCAAAGAACAAAACACGTACGCACGGAGAAACGATTAGTATGAAACAGGAAGATAATGGGTACTTAATTTACGCTGGGGTTAGATCTATTATGAAGGAGCACCCAAGTTTGTATACTTACTCAAAGTTTCCTCCTATGCTAAAGGATAAGTACAGAGAGCTTGCACTGAAACTTTTCCATAAAATGGACGCTGAATTAGAGGGAGATGGAGAGGGAGGGGGATTCTGAGATGGGGACGAGAAAGAGGGAAGTACCGAGTTTAGATGACGCAGGGTTTATGGCTTATCAGCTAACCATGCCTACTCCGCCGGATAGGGTGAGTTATAACATCTTACCGAAGGATGTTAAGAAGCACTACGTTAAACTTGCCATTGAAATATGGCGTGAAGTGGAGCGTTGCATATGACAAAAAGGTAAATAGAATGCGCTGTGATACTTATGGTAGGTTTATTAGATCTGGAGAATCGGGATCATCATGGGTATCGGTTCTAGATAGCGATCTTACCTACGAAGAGGATAAAGAAAGCTGCACAGTCTGCACCAAAAAATTTGGTAGGATTATGCCAAGTCAAAGTGTATCAACGGAAGTGTGTACCGGAATTTACAGGTAGGAGAACTTAACAAATGCTAAGAGTTTATGTCGCCGGGCCGTACAGTGCAAACAATGTAATAGATGTCTTGAAGAACATAGGAAGAGGGCAAGATATGTGTGCTGAGCTTTTCTCCTTAGGCTTCGCACCATTCTGTCCTTGGCATGATAAGAGTTATGTTTCTGATAGATACGATGATGACTTTACCGTGCAGCAGTTTTATGACTACAGTATAGCGTGGTTGAAAGTATCTGATGCAGTGCTTCTTATCGGGAACTGGAAATCATCGAAAGGAACGCTGGCAGAGATTGAAGTTGCAAAGATACGCAATATGCCTATCTTTGAGTCATTAGCAGCACTTATAGAATGGAGTGAGAAATCATGATGAAAAGACTGAATCCTACCTGGGCAAAGAGGCAACAGGAATTAATAAGCGAAAAACTCGCTAACAACGAAGTGTACGAAACCATTGAAAGCTTCTCCCTCGCGAAGACATTCTTAGTTAAGGAACTGGCAAAACGAAACATCCCGTTTCGCGCTTACTCTTTAGGAGCAGGTGTTACCAAAATTACAACGGATACTACTACCTGTCCTTGCTGCAAAAGGAAATTATAGCGATGAACAAATTCTTGATAGAAACAACAGCAGGTACTGTCATATTTAATGGAAAGTGTTTAAGAGAAAGAGAAACCCCAAACTGGCACTACTACCAAACTGAAGATGGCGACATATATCACTTCAGAAAAGAGCATATTATATACGTCTTGGAGAAACCAGTAAAATGCAACTAAGCAACATTCGCCCAAACTTCACCGAGATGAACGAGTCCGACCGCCACGACTTCTTCTGGAAATACGCAGAAGCTCGTGAAGAGGACTTCAGGAAATATTCTTTTGTGGAAGTTAGAGTAAAGGGGCCAAAGAAAGAAAAGAATTCCACTGGAAAAGCCAAGGAAACAAGACTTAAACTTACTCCAGCGCAACTAGCACTTCTCAAAACTCTCGGACTATGTTAGAAGAAAAGTGTTATTACAGCCGCTGTACTTTCTGTGGATCGAAAGAGACAATAGTTGTCTATGGCGTAGTAAGTGCCGGGGATACTAACCACTTTGTAATAACACTTTGTCAGGGGTGTTTGAATAGATTTCTTTGTAAGACTAAGAAGTACTCATAAAAGGAGGCTGGGGAACTTGATGAAGCTATGCAAGATCTGCCACAAAAGAAAAGCCACAAGACCCGACCGAGACAGCGGAAGCAGTAGAAGGGAGGTCTGTGGTGAGTGTCATGCTGAACTACTAAAGGCTGACTTTATTAATGTTTTAACCACTGAGAGAAAAAGAAAAGAAGAAAGGAGAAAAGAATGATGAATTTTGATCTCTTTAAGTTTTCCCTTCTCGTGCAGCTAAAGGAATTTCGAAAGGCCTCCGAAGAGGCGAGATTTGAACCTAAGAATTTCGACGAGTGGCTGGAAGAGTTTATTAGGTTTTCGGGATACACCGTAACAGATGATATTGACGAAAAGGAAAAACAGTAATGCAAGTACTTAAACTTAGCCCATTTGACATAAAAGTAAAAGAAGGACTCGAGCGATTCAGAAAAGATGCCGGTGAACTTGCAAAACTCGCGGCATCTATTCAGCACTTTTCTCAACTCCAGCCAATAGTAATAAACAGACAAAACGAGTTGCTGGCTGGAGGAAGAAGAGTAGCCGCATGTATGGCGCTGGGAATTTCAGTCCTCGCTGTTTATCAAGATACTATCGATCCTATCCTGATGCGAGAGATAGAAATAGAGGAGAACGTGCAACGAAAGGATTTTACTCCATCTGAGGAAGCCCTTGCTGTTGCAGAACTTCATCGTTTAAAGCAGCAAATTTACGGAGTAGCAACCCCTGGAGTCAAAGACGAGTCTAAGTGGACTCTTGAAAAAACTGCTGCAGCTCTTGGAGTAACTCGCGGGAATGTCATAGACTCTCTCCAAATTGCAGAAATGGTAAAGATGTTTCCAACTCTTTCAGAATGTAAAACAAAGAGTGAAATCAAGGCAACAGCGAAAACAATGACAAAACTAACTGACACCTTGGCCAGCCTCAAGAAACACGAAGAGGCCTCAAAGACTCAGTCGCAGTATTCAGTCTTTCACCAAGAAGCAGAAGCATTCCTTTCCTCCCAGCCCGATGGAAAGTATCACTGCTTCCTAATTGACGCTCCTTACGGAATTAACATCCAGGACACTATGATGTCAATAAGCGGAATCACCGGTGGAGTAAACTCCTCGGGAATATCCTTTGATGATTCCAAAGAAGCACTTGACGTTAGTATAGAAACACTGTCAAAACACCTTTACCGAATAACGACCTTCGATGCGCAAGGATACTTATTCGTAGCGCCAGAGTTCTTCGCGCCCATACGAGAAATATTTATCAAGGCCGGCTGGAAAGCGTTCATAAAGCCAATGATCTGGATTAAAAATGCGTCAGGACAAAATAATCAGCCTTCATTATGGCCAAGCTCATGCTACGAAATGATCCTGTTCCTTCGAAAAGAAGACGCTCGTTTGGTAGTTGAAGGTCGCCCTGACTGGATTCAGTGCCAGCCAATCATAGGCGAAACAAAACTCCATCCAGCGGAGAAACCCGTTTCGCTTCTCATGGAACTCCTAGACAGAATCTCTCTACCAGGTCAATACATGCTTGATTGCTTCATGGGATCAGGATCTTCTCTCGAGGCTGGCCTACGAAAAAAGCTCTTCGTTTCCGGATGTGACAGACTACTCGACTGCTTTGCAACTACCATGAAACGCTTAGGAGAGTTAAAACTATGATTTCCTTAACACCAGAAGAATTCTCTAACATGCTCCCTGTCTCTGACGAGATAGAACAAGCCGTCTTCTCCCACGGAGTCCTCACAGGCTCTGCCTGTTTCTTTTCAGAAGAAATGGCCTCTGACATAGACTACATCCTGCCGCCGCATTGTCTTGAACTATTAGAGGATCTAACCTCCTTCAAAGACAGGCAAAACCTCCAGTACGGTGATCCAGGGCATACTTTTCCTGTCTACGTCAAACTCAAGAACATCACCAAACCAGTCAACTTAATCTTCACTGCTAGCGAGTACGCCTTCGCAGCGTGGGTAGACACCACTCTCGTAATTAGCCACATAGTATCCCACTACCCAAACTTCAAGCACGCTCTTGAAAAAAGAGAGAATAGAGTAGACCTCTTTGCAGTCCTTCGAAAAATGCTGCTTCCAAAAGAGGACGAAAAGAAAGTATTCTCCCCTGAAGAATCACTACAACTTATCCAGGAGACCTAAATGCAACGCCCAGAGCAGAACGATGACAAATACTATCCTTTCTCCATCAAAGAAAACATGGAGTGGTACATCTCAGATCTCGAATGCTACTGTGACGAGCTTGAAAAACTTCTCGCTAAAGTAATAGAAGAAACTAACTACACAGGAGAAACAGAATAAATTGGAAAGACCACTAAAAGATGACACTGATTCATACGAAGCAAGACTTGAAGAATACTGCGACGTTCTCGAAGAAACAATCTCAGCCCTTCGAGACGACTACAGCGAACAGGTAAAAGTCACCGCAGAACTTAGAAGATATGTTGTAGTATCAGCTCATACACTAACAAGAGGAAACTAACAATGTTCGTCAAAACTACTGGAACAAAGGGTTCCGCAATAATGCTTGTCGGAGAAGCCCCTGGCTCAGAGGAAAACCAAACAGGTCTCCCTTTCCAAGGCCCCGCCGGAAAAATGCTTAACTTCCTACTCCAGCAATCCGGCATCTCCCGCACTGAATGTGTCGTAGCTAACGTCGCAAGAATCCAGCCACCACAAAACAACATAGCTCACTATTTCGCAGACAAATCCATGACACTTCCAACTCCCCAACTTCAGGAGTGGATCAACCTTCTTCGCACAGAAATCCTCGAGTACTCTCCAAACATCATAGTTGCCCTCGGCGCAGTCGCCCAGCACATCCTCACAGGTGAGCGCGGCATAACAGCATTCCGTGGATTCATCCAGCCATGCCAGCTCGTCAGTGGCTTCAAAGTTCTCAGCACCTACCATCCCGCTGCTGTCCTTCGAGAGTACAAACTCCACTTCACTACTATCATGGACTTTCGTAAGGCATCCGCCAACTCAGAGTCGAGACACATACCACCTGACCCACGAAGATTCCACGCCACCATTTCATACTTAGAATTCATAAAATACATCCAAGAATTGTCAAAGTTTGACATTACTGCGCCGCCAATTGCAGTGGATATTGAAACGTGCCAACCTAACAGTCATATTCATATCATGGGAATAGCAGATTCTCCAACAAGGGCCTATTCCTTTGAGATTCTACGCGACCACAAAACCCTTCTAACAAGAGAGGATGAGTTCTTCCTATGGAAATCCTTGGATACACTGTTCCAGCGGCGCCGGTTGATTATGCACAACGGGAGCTACGACGCGACAGTCCTCATGCAGAACAATGGGATTTATTGCAAGAATTTTTCGATAGATACTTTAGTTGCCGCGCATGTCTGCTGGCCAGAGTGTCCGAGAAGTCTCGCATACCTTTCCTCCATTTGTCTCGATGTTCCAGCATGGAAACATACTTCTTCACTAATGCCCACCCTTTACAATGCTGCGGATGCAGCGAATACTTGGGGGATTTGGGTAGTATTAGAAAAGGAGCTTCAGAAAAAGGGCCTTATGGAAGTGTTTAAAGCTGAAATGGCACAGCTTGAACCAGCTATGATGCTACAATTACAAGGGATGAAAGTAAATGAGGAAGTCAGAAATAATCTTAAAGACAAAAGTGTCAACAGAATCAAGGAACTTGAAGAAGAACTCGAAGCTATTGCAGGAAAGAAGGTTAATTATGCGTCATCAAAGCAAGTCTGCCAACTCCTATACTTCGATCTGGAGCTTCCTATTCAATACAAGCGACGAAAGTCTGCAGATGAGGATCGTAAAATGTCTGTTGATGCGGAATGCATTAAGAAGCTTTTCCTCAAGACCCATAATCCGATTCTGAAAAAGATTATGGAGTTGAAAAAGCTTCTTAAACTCGTTTCATCTTTCCTTGACATTGAAGTATCTCCGCAAGGAACAGTTCACACTTGCTACAACGTAACTGGCGCAACTATGGCGAGAGAATCAAAAGGATACACTATAGATGATGAAGATTCCTACAAGTCATTCGGAAGATGGAGTTCGTCAAGGTCTATTATTCTTCCCTACGGAAGTGGTAACCTTCAGAACATTCCTAAGCAAGCTCGTAAAATTTTCACAGCTCCAGAGGGAAAAGGTATTTTACAAGCAGACTATATGCAAGCTGAGGCCGTGGTTGTTGCTTATCTTATCAACGACGTTAAGCTCAAACGGCTTTTCTCAGAGTCTTTCGGTAAGACTCGGCAGGAAAGAAAAGATCTCGGTCTTGACGTACACAAGCTCACAGCAGCTATGATGTTTAGGAAAGATATTCAGGATGTTACACCTGAGGAGCGCACGATTGGAAAGACTATTCGCCACGCGAAGAACTACTCCGCAGGACCGGCAGTCCTTGCTGCAAGGCTCGACATTTCTATCAAGGAAGCAAGAATACTTTCCCAGACCTACGACAACGCTTGCCCGCAATTACAGCTCTGGCAGTTAAGAATCCAGGAAGAGCTCCGAAAGACAAGAACATTAACGAATCTCCTTGGACGAAGACATTATTTTTTGGACAGATGGGGTGACAGTCTCTTCCGTTCTGCCTACTCCTTCAAACCACAGTCTACAGTTGGAGAGCTCCTCAATAATTCTTTAGTAGACATTTACTACAACCACAAAGAGTTAGACATTATTCTTCAGCTACACGATGCAATCTATGTACTAACGGATGAGGATAAAGTTAACTCTGCGATGACAACTATGCGAGAAGTTATGATTAAACCACTCTACCATAATGGAGAGGAGTTCTTCATTGACGTGGACTTTTCGTATGGAAAGAGCTGGGGAAGTATGGAGGAGATATAATGAAAAACTACTACAAAAGTAAAAAGACAGGAGACATTTACTATGGCGGAGAAATAGCTCTCGATGTCTCAAATGAGGCGGATGGAAGAGTAATGATAATCTACCATAAAGTAGAAAAACCTCATAAATACTACGTTAGAGAAAGATCTGAATTCAACGCAAAGTTCGACATGGTTGTTGATTGTTAAGAAACGTCAAAATTTGACATTACTGGAGGATAGGAGTCATGAAAAATGTCAAGAAGAATGTTGGAAAATTGGCTTGACGGATACAACGAGTACACAGAGAAAACAGAAAGCCCCAGGAATTTCCACAAGTGGGCGGGGATTTCAGCAGTAGCTGCTGCCTTGAGGAAAAAGGTGAAGTTCCAATTAGGAAGGCTTTCAACCTATCCCAACCTCTACATAGTCCTTGTCGCAGAACCTGGAGTAGCCAGAAAGACTCAAGCGCTTTCGTACGCTACAGACTTAACCTATGAAGTAGATTCGATAATTCACTCTGCTGATTCCACTACCAGGGAGTCACTCATAGAAGATTTAGAAATAGCGAAACAAGATCATTCCATGAACGACGGAACCATGCTGCAGCACAATTCTCTTTCTATTATCTCACGAGAATTTGAGTCATTCCTCGGCCAGAAGAAAGAAAACGCGAGGATGTTAGTTCTTCTAACAGACCTTTTCGACTGTGGCGACCGCCCTTGGCAATATAAAACTAAAAACAAAGGAAAAAACGTCCTCAATGCAGTCTTTCTAAACCTCCTTGCCGCCACTACGCCTGAGTCCCTTGCATCCTCTCTCCCATCTTCCGCCATAGGCGGCGGTCTTACCTCCAGAATTCTCTTTGTCTACGCGCAAGGAAAGACTGAAAAGTGGGCAGAGCCACCAATGCCCCCTGAACTTTTAGTAAAAGCCCTTGTTCAGGACCTTGAAGTAATCGCGCGACTTACTGGAGTTTACGAGTTCTCGCCTGAGTGTAGAGAAAACTGGAAAACTTGGTACGAGACCTACGACAATGAGTCTATCTACCGTGTTTGCAAAGACAGAGCGTTCAGTGGCTGGTACAGTAGAAAGTCCACATTTGTCTTAAAGCTCGCCCAGATTCTTACAGCGGCCAAGACTAACTCCATGGTAATAGAGTGGAACGTTATTGAAGAAGCTATTGGACTCCTTGAAGAAGTTGAGTCAGACATGGATAAAGCTTTTACAGCAGTTGGTAGAAGCGATCTAACAGTAGATGTCACTGCAGTCTGTTCAATTATAGACAAGTACGGAAAGATTCCTGAAAAACAATTACTCCAACTTGTTTATCGAGACATGAGTGCAGACAAATTCGATATAGTAATGGCAACGGCAATTCGCTGCGGGTCAGTAACAAAAGCTATTGTAGACGGAAGAGTAGTCTACGAAACAATAAAAAGGAAGTGTTAAATGCCAGCAAAAACAGACGAACTTTTAATAGAACTTCGTGAACTGTCTTATCACGACCCAATAATTCATGCTTGTCTTGAACTGCACTACTATCATCCAAACGAAGTATCAATAATCGACGCTGCAATAACAGCGTGTATTTTACTCTCAAAAAGAAATAAACGATTAACTGATGAGTTACTAGACATGTTTAAAAGACTGCCTCCTCATCCAATAGTAATTAAAGAAGAAGACTTCATCGCTGGAGGAGGGAAAATAGAATGAACTTATTCTGCAAGGAATGCGATAAAGATCGAGCAGTAGTACTCCAACAAGCCGGACCGCATTTCAAAGGAGTTTGTCCTGTCTGCGGTGGATATATAAAATTCCTCTCCAAAAGCGAAGTAGCTCAAATCACTGAGGAAGAGGACAAGGGTAAGCAACTTGAAACCAAACTTTATACTAAAGCAGAACTCAACAACTGGAAAGAATTTAAGCCAACTTGTAAAGTCTACATAGATACCATGTGGGTCAAAGACACTTGTCAACTCCAAGATGTCCCGTGCAGAATAGAAAACTGTTTCGCTTTTCAAGTAGTTAAACTCATAAAAGGATACTTCTAAATTGATCTCACAAATAGTCGACTTAATCGAGAAGTATGGCAAAGAGAACATCTTACACCCAAACGACAGTGTGAAAATATTCGCAGCTTCTCGTCTCGTAGACCAAGAGGTAGCTCGAAGAATGGAAGTCATAAACGAAGCTAACAGAACAAACAAACTTACTTTCGTAGGACACTGTTAACAAAAGGAGGAAGTAAAATGGAATACTGCTCATACTGCGGAGTAACACTTGATCACAGACCACAACACCTTAAAGACTGCCCTAACGCAGAGAAAAGTCCACTTGACTACATCTCCATTGGAGGAGAAAAATGCGGGTTCTGTGGAGTCCCAAAAGGCCACGATCACATGGAAGGATGCCAAGAACTTCACCGACCAAAGCCACTTAAACCTAAAGAAAAGTTACCAACTGTATCTGCTTTCGACAGGCAGGTAGGCGGGCTGCATTATAAGTCATTCGCCATCGAACCACTCGAGTTTATGATAAGAAACAAACTTTCATTCACCCAAGGAAATATAATAAAAAGAATTTGCCGATACAATCTTCCCGGCGGAAAAGGCCTCGAAGACCTCGAAAAGATTATTCACGAAATCCAGTGCTTAATTGAAATTGAAACAAAAGAGTAACGTCAAATTTTGACATAACTTAGGAGGACGAAAGTCCTCCTTTTTTAGCTTCTTCTATTACTTTCTCAGCTACTTCCTTCGCGTCTTTAAGCCTTTTGTCCTCTACGAACGTAGCGATTTCTTTTGCAGAGTCAATCCTGGTTTGTTCCAAATCAGATGCTTGATCTATAGCTATATTGTCAGTTTGAGACCCCTGTTCCCGCTTGCTGCTGTTGCCCCAATAATAATTTAACAAAGTTCCAACGACAGTTCCAAGTAGGAATCCGACGATGGTCTTGGAATGTTCTGCACCTGATAGGGGCATAGGAAGGAAGGTAACGCAGAATAAATAGACGAAGGTGATAAGGACAATAAACACGGCGACTCTCATTCCTCCAGATAAAGATTGCATCACGTCACCATCAGCATATTTTTAACAATCCTTCTTGCCCATCCCTTCCCAGCTTCCGGCCAATTGGACAAGCGGGTCATGAAGTCGAGTCTGCGGGTGTTGAAAAGAAGAACTACCTTTTCCTCTGGCATCGCATTAACAGCCTCTATAGTTCTTGGGCCTATGATACCATCAGCGGTAACACCCGCTACCATCTGGAGCCAAACAGCCGCAGTCCTTTGACCTGAATTGACTGCGGCATCGAAGACCTGGAATGCGACGGGGTAGGAGAATTGATCGAAAGCTTTATGCCAATAATATTTCTTGTAGATCTCCTTTGCTGTTTCCAAAGGAAGTTTTTCCGTTTCATACAAGTAGCCATAATTTCGTGCTACTTTCTCAGTAATGCCGAAACGAGTTTTCCCGCCTTTGTCGATGGTAAAACCGCCTTCTCTATCCATCAAATCTTCGAATGCTTTGTCAAAATGACTCATGGTTTCAACCTTAATCCTTTGATTGCTGGAAGCTGTTTAACAAAAATAGCCTTGATTGTATGGTTTGCTGAGACGTTGGCGAATGGGTACGAAAGCGTCTTCCCAACCGAAACTTCATCAACCAGAACATCACGCAGTATACCGCCAGCAGCCGGAGTTATGGTGAAAGTAAGAGGATAAACAGCACTGACCATTGTTGATATAGAAGGAGAAATTGTTCCTGGCCCGACTACTACTGGAACAAGGGTGTAACAAACAAGCTCCGTAGAGAATGCACTTTCGTTCTTGTCTATGTCGTAAGCAGTTACAGCAAAGTATGCATTCTTGCCGTCTGGAAAACCAATTAACTTAATCTCCGTGACATTCCCCGCGTCAACAGGAGTGCCATAGGTTCTGGATGCAAGGCCATAGTAAACTTTGTATCCAGCAACAGCAGGGTCTATGTTAGCGTCCCATGCAAGTTTAACGTCTACTGCAAAAGCTTGTGACAGACACAGTATAATACTCAGCAGTACACCTACAAATAGATTCTTAATCATTGAAATTCCTCCCAGTCATCAGCGGTTAAATCAGCGTCAGAAGGGCTATACTCAACCAGAATGTTCCCAATGACAATAAACATCAGTTTTTTATCTTGTTTGAGCATAATGAATACTTCTTTATCCTTCCAACACCTGCGTCTGAATACATATCCTTTTTTAAGTTCTCGTAGTGCGTCAGAGAAGAGCATTTTGCTCCTTTAAGTACCACTCAGCAAAACGTTTAAAAACAGTCATAGGAATTTTAAGTGTACAATTTACTGTTTCGATTTTAACTACCATTGGGCTAAGAGCTAATCCCCAGTTTCCGTATACAACCCCTGTTTCCTCTAAGTTCCCAACGACATCCTTCATTGTTTTGCAATCGCAAGGCTTCATTATTTTTCTTCCTCCACATTCTGGATATCGCTCTCAATGACACAAACCATGTGTTCTTTTCTGAAATGGAGTATTTGATTTTTAGCAGTTCGGTAATAATGCCAGTTTGATTTTTCGCGATCACGGAGGTATTCTCCGGTAAATTTAAAATGCCCTTTAGTAGTTTGAATATAAATCTTTTTCATCTATTTCATTTCCTCCACACACCTATCAATTGTGGTGATTAACTTTTCAATACTAAACGGCTTGTAAAGAAAAGCGCAGAAGTTTTGTTTTGGATTCTTTGGCATGAAGTAACTTTCAATGTATCCACTTGACATAATCGCTGGTATCCTGGGAGACACTGACCTAATCCTATTAAGTGTTTCCCACCCATCAAGCTCTGGCATTATTAGGTCAAGGATTATACAGTCGATAGTGTCTTGGTGTTTGCAGAAAAGCTCGTAAGCTTCGATTCCATCACGGGCTTCGATGACTTCAAATCGAGTCCTGGTCAACATCATCTTCATGGAATGCCTAATTTCACGATTGTCATCAGCGATAAGGATAGTCAACGTCTTTTTTACCTTGTCAACCCCGCTACTTTCTTTGATCAAATTGTGTAATTGCTTGACCATCCCATAGTCAATACGGATCTTTTTAGTAGCATACCAAGCATATGCCGCCATAGGAAGAACCATGAAGTAATGCCGAAATGCCCAAGAGTGCGGAACGAGTTTATCTAAGTCCCAGTCACCAACTACCCACTTTGAGTAGTAAAGCCATACTGCTCCTGAATGCCCAATTGCCATCCCTAACATCAAAAAGCATGTCAAACCATAGACAGTGGTTGCACGTTTTTGCTGCCACCACCACCAAACAAAAATTAAGAAGTTGTAAATCGCAAGCGAAGTGACAATAAAGTGTAGGAAAAGATTATGCAATATTTCAAACTCAGCGTGGGACATTATCCGAACTCCTTCTTTGTGGATGCTTCCGATTATCATTACAGGAACAAGTAAACCATCCTGTCTCACCATCCAGTGCGGCGATCATCTTGTTTAACGCTTCATCGGCATCCGAAGTAATTTTCTGGTGGTCCTCTATCATTTTGTCAATCTCTGCTTCATAGCGTTTCTTTTCCAACCACCAATTCTTAATCCAAGAGAAAGGATTCATTTTGTCCTCCTGGAATCAACGAACATAGCCTCAACCATTGTTACAATCTTGGTTAAGACAACGCCCCTTTCCTCCTGTGCCTTTAGCAGTTTCATTATTACAATGTTTTTCCTGTGGTCCTCCTTGACCGTGAACATCAGCCAGACAAAGAGGACTATTGACGCAGGATCGACTATCGAGTTCAGGAGTTTTTTGTATAGCTCGACTTCCACAAGAGGTTCCTATTTACAGGTCATGAGAGGATTGTTCTGGATCACCAGGAAGACCAGCAGGAAGAACATCTGCATTTTTCACTGCCTGTTTGAATTCGAGCACCAGCTCAAGAATCTGACCTGGGAAGTTAGTTGCCTGGATCATGTTGAAGCAAAGTTCTTTGTGTTCTGGTCTGTCAAATAGCATTTTATTCCTCCGATGTTTGTGTTGTGACTGCGGCGTCTCTTGCCAAAGCCTTTGTGATATAATGGCTATAAATAGCCTGATAGAGCTTCCCGATTGTCATTGTCTCTTCAGTTGCTTCCCCTGTGGCGGGATTGAGCAAGGTGATTACCTCCGTCATGTCGTTGCACTGCACTGAAAAATTACCACAAGGAGTTGTGATTATGTCTGTGCCACCCAGACTAACAATCTTTTCCTCGTTGTAGATTACACTTGGAACTCCGCCGTGAGGATTGGTAATCACGATCTGATTCGTCCTCTGCCAAGTACTCCCCGCTACTTCTGCTGCTTTGTAATCTGCCATATTTTTTTCTCCAAAGTTATTTCGCACTAATCGTTCTACTGCCAATAGTATTT